GATGTGGTCCGCGGGATCCTTCCGGATCCGGGAGAGCGCACTGTTGCTGAAGTCCGAGAGAAAGCCATGAAGATGGCCTTCTTTACGTCCTACAGCAGCAAGTACGCCAATTACAGCGATTGGACTTCCGTCCGATCCTGGTTCTCTTCCCTTGAGCCGTCTGAGCAAGCCATCCTGGTGAAAGCCAGGCGTTGGTTTCAGAACGGTTGCCGGCGAAATAGTCAGACTTGGTACCTTTCGACCTTCGGGTCGTTGGTACTTGCTGACTTGACCACCGGCGCGGTTGCAATGGCTACGCACGTAGACCATTCTGACTGTTAAACGGAGAGAAACCTCGCGGGGGATCCCCGCCGCCCCCCCGGCAAGCCGGAGGCGCAAAGCTACTGTAAAGTAGCACTAAGTCGTAGGATTTCCCCATGCAGAATGTCGCTGTTAAGATACTCATCGAGCTTTTGCTCGTCCTCGTATCAGCTGTAGGTCGATATGGTCTCCGCCTTGCGGTGAAGATCATACGTCGTCTCAGGTAGTTCGCGACTACCGCAGCTCAGCGAAGGTCTTTGTGGGTGCTCCCTACGTGGGGTCACTTTTGTGAGGTCAAATCATGCAGAATTTCTACGAACGTATAGACGGAACCACAACCCTGACCATCCAGGAGCGTAACGGCTCTCTGGTGAATCATGGTGTCGTACTAACGTCGAAGATGTTCGAGACCCTGCGTGACGAGACTTCGCACAATACCCCGGGGTTCCAGACGCTGAAGCGATATCAGCTCCCCCAGAACCCCTATACAAAGGTCACGGCCCGTCAGGAATACCCGAAGTCCTCACCGATCTACAAAGAACAATACCTGGACGGCACGTCCAGGCTGTGGTTCTATAGTGGACCGGGTACGGCCTTCTACCTCGACATAAGCGAGAGCAATGTCGAGTATCCCTCGGACCCTACCCTTTACAACAAGGCCGTTCAGCGCCTTCAGGCCCAGTCGACTCAGTCTTCTGGATCCCTGTCGGTGACTATGGCCGAGGCTCATAAGACCGCGAGCCACATTGCGCAGACTGCTACACGGTTCGCTAATGCGTTCCGTAGCCTGCGCCGTGGAAGGTTAGGTGACTTTGCCAACGCTGTGGGCGTGACTGCCCCAGTGCGCAAAGTTCGAGCTTATCGCAACAGGGCCCTCCAAGAGGAAAGGCTCGGAAGTAGTAGAGCGCGAGACTTCGCTGCCTCTACTTGGCTCGAATACACCTACGCATGGAAGCCATTACTCCAGGATGTACACGCTCAGGCTGAAAACCTGGCCCGTGTGCTCGCCGATAACGATTACACTCTTCGGAGTGCGAGAGGTAAGGCTACTGGACAAGTGGTACACACGAGAAAGTTTACGGAGCCTTCTGGTGTCTGGTCGTACACCAAAGAAGTCGTCGTAGACGCTCGTGAATCCCTTACCGTAAGGTATAGGATTCCAAACGGTGCAGCATCCGTGGCAAATACCTTCGGGCTCTTAAACCCGTTGGAGGTTGCGTGGGAAGTGATACCGTTCTCGTTCGTCGCTGACTGGTTCTTACCGGTCGGAGACTTTATTAGCGGGCTTTCGGCTTTTAACGGCCTTGAGTTTGCTGGTGGGTCTCGAGCGTCCGTTCGAGTGTCAACGCACGTTTGCAAGGGGGCCAAAGGCCCTGGCAACGCGGGTAC